GCCGGAAACCCATGCATTGCCGTACACCTTTGCATCGCCGAAAACCTTTGCATCGCCGTAAACCCTTGCGTCGCCGGAAACCCATGCATTGCCGTACACCTTTGCATCGCCGAAAACCTTTGCATCGCCGTAAACCCTTGCGTCGCCGGAAACCCATGCATTGCCGTACACCTTTGCATCGCCGTAAACCTTTGCATTGCCGTGCACCTTTGCATTGTCGGACACCTTTGCATTGCCGTGCACCCATGCATCGCCGTACACCTTTGCATCGCCGTAAACCCTTGCGTCGCCGGAAACCCATGCATTGCCGTACACCTTTGCATCGCCGTAAACCCTTGCGTCGCCGTAAACCCTTGCGTCGCCGGAAACCCATGCATTGCCGTCTTGTGATATATTTTCCTCTTTCTCCGCGTACCCGCCTAGCTCTCCGGCTTTCACGCTCCCAAATTCAACCAGTGCTTTGATTCTAAATAACTTTTTTCCAAGCGCATTTGTGATAAATTCTGTTGTTAATTCAAATTTTTTCATTTCTCTTCTTCCTTTCTTGACTTCCATTTTCCTAACATTTGTTCCAATTCTCTTGGTGTTAGCGTTTCAATTCCTAAGTCTTCCGCTTCCTGTATCGTGCCTTTGATTAGCTCGCTCATTTCCCGGCTGTCGTAGGTGTGCGAACCTCGCATGAGCCTGTAAAACACTACCTCTTTGCCTTTTTCTAGCCGCCGTCCTATCGCAACCGTGTGAATGTCCTCTTTTTTGTACATGATGTTGGTTGGAACATTGGTTTTTAAAACTGCTATGTCCCCTTTTATCAGCTCCGGCTGTCCGTATCTGCCTATCATCAAATTTTTGGCTTCTGCCTTGCTCGTACCGACTTTCTCCGCTATTTTGGCGACCAAGACATGGAAATAGGCGTTTGCCGACAGGCTTCTTTTCTTGCGGAACGGTTTAATTATTATGGACAACTTTTCCAGCTTTTTCAGCTCGTCCACGCCCTTTATAAACCGCTCCGCCTCGTTGATTTCCAGGGTAACTGTTATCTTTTTGCTAAAATAATCCACTGCTAAGTTTTTTATTTTTCCAGTTAAATCCATGCTATTCCAATCCCAGTACTTTCAAGGTTTCAACATACTGTCTGCGTGTAATTTCATAAAATGATTTCAGTCCCATGTTGTTCCCCCATTCTGTGATTTCCTGTTCTGTCATGCCTTTCTTTCGCATCAGGCTGCATAATTTTTTTGCCTCCTGTTCTGATACAGTCTCATTTCCTTTGTATTCGTCTGTATCCGCGTCTTTACTATCATCCAGGAGAAACAAACTGCTTAATGCGTATTTCCTAGCATAGCTTGACGTTGCTCCCGTGATCTGCGAGGAATCCATCCCCTTTCTGGTTTCTTCTTCTCTGGCGTATGCAGTGGTGCTAATCACTCCTCCGTCTTCTACATCTTGTAAAATCGCTGTTGCTTTGACATAGATTCTGCCGCCTATTATGACAATTTTATCTTCCAGAATCAAAAGCAATCCTTGTTCGTCTAGTAACGGCTTTGCCGCTTCGTAAATATCTTCCAGACTACGGTACCAATATTTCCCGAATTTGCTCCATCGAGACTTAGGTGTTTTGAGACGGCACTGAATTTTTTGCAACTTTTTGTGAATATCTCCCATCTTTTTTACCTCACAATCACACTCTTTGATGTCTCAAGATGCGCCCCTGCGACCTCTTTCCCGGCTTTAATCGCCTTTTTAATCGCTGTCTTGTCCGCCTGTGGCTCTGGAATTCTGATGTATTCCTCTGTCAGGCTGTCTAAGTCGTCAATGGTTACGGACTCGCTGCTCTTGTAGAATACGCTTACTCTTGCCGTTTTAAGCTTTTCGCCGTCAAGAGCATGGGACAGATAGTCCTTGCACCTCTGTGCGGCGTTCTCGCAACTTCTACGGCGTTTCGCAAGCTTTTCTTCCTCCTCTTTGATTGCCTTTGCTTCTGCGGCATAATTTTTCACCGCCAGTGCGATTCCCTCCACCTTTTTGTCTCTCTCGATGTTGAGAGCCTCAAGTTTTTCAAGGTCAATAATTTCTCCTGTCTCCTCGTCTACGCAATCCATAATTGCACTGTCAATCTCGTATAGTGTCATTGCTCCAATTCCTCCTCATATCTCTCGTATTCGTTGTAACTTTCCGCACCTCGTTTGATTGCTTTGTGTGCTGTTCTGCACTCATATTCTGCCTCAAGGCACTGTCTTTTTAGGTATTCCCTGACTGGGTCAACGTACCACTCCGCCATGTTTCTCCTCGCTTTCTTCTCCCCATGCCGTTTCAATGCTTTTACTCAATTCGTTGTAGCCGTGGGCAAAAGCTTCAATTTCCTTCATCCGCAAAACGCCTGTTTTTTGTACCTTGTCTTTAAATAGCTCTAAAATAGCTCTTGCAATCGCCTTGTCCTCGACTGTGATTACAACACTTGCAGGAATCACACCTTTTTTCTCTAAGACGTCCTCATACTCTCTTTTCGCAAAGCCGTTTACGCTAATCATTGTGTTATTCATAACCTAACCTCTCTTTCTTTCCTGCTATCCAATCCCCCAACGCTCCACTACATTGTTCCGTGGCATAATTTTTATTATCCTGTTCTAACCGCCCAACTATTTCTCCCAGTGTGGGTAGTTCTGGTACTGTTTCTTTCCGTTCTATCGCTCCCGCCGCCCGTATCATTTCTTGGAGCTTCGGTGGGTACTTGTCTATCTCCTTTTGTGCTTCTAACGCCGCTCTGTAGCTCCTGAGGAAGTTTGACTGTATGACTGTCTGGAAGTCCGCTGAATCTACTACCGCCCAGTCATGGAGCGTCTGTGGCGTTCCTACTGCCTTTTGCAACATAGGGGGCAGTTTATCAAACTCCTCTCTGTAGCCGTAAATACCATTACTGCACGCCTTTGCCACTGTTGCCCATGCTTCCTGCTCACTCAGATAGCTGCTTTCTGCCTTGAGCTTGCTGGCGCACTCCAAAATATCTGCCGGTGTCGGCGGGAACTTACCGGTTGTCATGTACATCTGTGCTGCCACGCTTATTGTCTGGTAGTCGTTGTTTTTACCTACCAGGCGGTACCACATATCTAACGCCTGTTCGTTTGGAACAAATCCCGGAGCCGTATAGACGGTCTTTAGTGCGGCTACGATTTTAGAAAACTCCGAAATCGTCATACATTCCGCCTCCCTCCTGTTCTTTCTGTGCCGCCCAGTGCTGTATATCTCCGTACAGTCGGTCGTTAATGTTCTTCGTGCTGTCGTTACCTGTTTTCAGCTCAAAGAATCCTAACCACTCCTTGTCCAATGACTGGTCTATGATTTTTTTCATCGTTCCCAAATCTCCGCCAGACAGCTCGTGTAATTTTTTGAGCAAAGCTTTCAAGGCTCTGTCTGTTCTTACTGGCTTTCTGATTTTCTTACGCATAGCAAGGAATTCCAAAAACTTACGGTTAAGTTCTTCGTCCTCGAAATACTGTTCCGGCTCTTTCTTTGCGCGCGCACTCTCTTTTATTCCTTTAGTACTTGATTCCTTAAGTATTTTATTATTTAAGTATTTTATTCCTTTAGTATTTAATTGCGTTGGATTTTCCTGTATAGGTTTTTCCTGTGTTGGCTTTTCCAATATAGGCTTTTCCTCTTTAGGTTCTTCCAATACAGGTTTTTCCTGTGTTGGCTTTTCGTAAATGTCGTAAACTGTACCGCTTACCTGTCCTTTTTCGTTTCTCTCACGAGTCACTCTCAGGTATCCGAACGTCTTTAACTCTTCCAATGCGGCTCTCACGCCGTCTACGCCGTCTTTGTTCAAATTTGCTAGTCCTTTAACTGTAAAATCCCAGTCTTCCGGCAAGCTGAGCATAAGACTCAGTAAACCTTTTGCTTTTAAAGACATATCCTTTTCTCTAAAATGATAATTCGACATAACGGTGTAGTCTGTCGTTTTATTTATTCTCATTACTGCCATGTCTACCTCCTATCTTGACAAATTGCCAAGTCTTTTGTATGATTTACTTGTATGATTTATCGTAAGAGCTTAATGGTAGGACTCTTCCTTTTTTACCTCGTGTTCTACGCCGTCTTTATCAGTGTAAAACACTTTGTCATACTCTACACCTTGTTGTCGTCCTAAAAGGGTGTAGAGTAGTCTAGCAACATACTCTGGTCTCGGAGGTTCATTCATTTTTTATTCACCCCCTAACTCCTTTTCGGGTACCACAACTATTTTCGCACCCAGCTCCTTAGTGATAAGTTCCAAGATTTCCACTTTTGGAGAATTTTTACCAGTTTCATATCTAACTATTGTATTAATACCAACGCCGACTTTCTCGGCTAATTCTCCTTGTGTAAGCCCTTGCGCCTTTCTTAATCTTCTTAATTTTTCTCCTAACGCGTTCATCTTTACACCTCAAATCTCTGTTGACGGTTATATTCGTCAATCCTCAGCTTTGTATTTGTTTTCGGTTCCCAGTTGTCTACATAGTCAATAGCTTCCTCATATCGTTTGCGAGGGATATTGTTTCGACTATTAACTTTAAATCTGTCTTGCAAATCCCTGTTGCACTCTGCAAATACAACTTTGCTGATATATGCATATGCTTCTGTATCTTTGCCGCCTAATGCATTTAAAACAGCTTTATTGACGTGCTGTCGCAATGCCTGCTGTTGTCCATAGTCAATTACCATGTTACTCTCAAGGTTCTTTATGCGGTCTTCGTGGTCATCTATCATGCCCAACTGAATACGCATCATTTCTTGAGGGGATAACTGTTTCTGGTAGCTCCCTGTCTTTCTGATGGACGGAAGAACTTCTCCGGCTACCCAGTCAGTAAAGCGTTCTGCACTTTCTTTGCGGCTCTGGAAGATTACTTTGTAAAGATTAAGTTCGTTCACAAAGTTTGCATTTTGTCTCCTGCCTACGCTGTCGATGACCATACCAGTAGTAACCCCATCGGGTTTTAACCTTGATTTGACTCTGCTAGGTTGCTCAAGGTCCAATGCGTGGCAAACATCCGCTAAGCAGAAGTACGGTTCGTCATTAATTATCTGAGTACGAATTGAACCGAACTCATTGTTTTCGAAGATTTGAATATTTTTCATCTAGTCACCGCCCTTAATTACATCTACATCGCCCGATATTATCACTGTGCCGTTGCTATAAACAGTAACCCTCCCGCGCACAGATAAATCTGCGTCAAAGAAATAAATTTCCGTGTAAAGAAGTTTATCGTTGTAAAATACAGCCTCGACTACTCTCTCATTATCTCTGTATAGATTTCTTGTTTCCATCTAGTCACCTTACTTTCTATTTTCATCCCGGAAGTCTAGGGGTAAGAAATTTATCTGTTCCAACAGAAAGTGCTCCGCAAATTAATTCGTATTCGTCGAAATCTAATTTACGATTTCCGTTTAAAGATAAATTCAATTTTTGCACCGGAATCCCTGCCTTGTTAGCCACAAAGGTCTGCGTTATTCCGTTATCTTTGAGATATGCTTTAATTTTCTGTCCAACACACATTCGGTTTTCTCCTTTCTTTTAATTTCGGTTCTTTCGAACAATTACATTATAACTTCGATTTATTCGAATGTCAATAACTTTTTTCGAAATTTTCGAAATTTTTTTGTTGACTCATCGAAATTATTGTTGTATTATTATAGTGAAAGGAGAGAATATGACATTTGGAGAAAAGTTAAAAGAAGCAAGAAAAAACAAAGCATTAACTCAGAGAAAACTCGCCGAAATGATTGGAGCAAAGCACAATTCGATAAGTGATTGGGAAAAGGATAAATGTAGACCAGATATGGATACAGTAGAATTGCTTTGTGGGATTTTAGAAATAACCCCCTCTTATCTTGTGGGTTCTAAAAGTTCCGATGAGTACGGAGTTGTAATCGGAAACATTATGAATGAGCCTGATGTTTTAGAAATGATAATGGAGTATCAAAATCTCGAAAAAGAGGACAAGGATGCCATTAAGCAAATAATTTTTTCTCTGAGCAAGAAAAGCAAGGCTTAGTCCGCCTTGCTTTTTCTGTTAAGATATGTATTTAGAATTGTATAAATATATTGCAACTCCCCTTTATTTTTTACTTGTTTTATCATTTTGATAATCTCTTTTCCGTAATCCATATGCAGCCCCTCCTAAAAACTTAATTTTTATTATATTATATGCTATACGCACCTTGAATATGAGGAGGAAAATATTTGAAATACAAAATTACTTCCAAAAGATTATCCGAATCCTTGTATAGAGTAAATATGAAACCTCAAGAGTTGGCGAACGCTTCCGGGGTAAGCAAATCCTCAATAAGCCAATATATAAACGGATTTCACAAACCATCTGAATTAACTGCAAAAAGACTTGCTAAAATTCTAGGGGTTAACCCACTGTGGCTTATGGGATATGATATTCTTGACAAAAGCCTTGATTTTTCGCAAGATTCGGAATATATTTCTAAATTTTTATCATTAAATAGTAATCACAAGTATCAAGTTTACGGGTACATAGATAGGCTATTAGAGGAGGAGTTAGAAAATGAGTAATTTTACATTTGAAATTGGAGAAAATATAAAATTTTACCGAAAACAAAGAAATATGACTTTGAAAGAACTCGGCCGTAAGGTGGGGATTACAGAATCGACAATGCAAAAATACGAGACTGGGCAAATTAAACGAATTGACGTTGAAGCAGTACAAAAAATTTCTTCCGCATTAGACATTTCACCGGAACTTATCGTAAAGTGGGACGAAGAAAAAGCCGCAATGAGTCCTATTCCTAGCTTGTATTCCGCTATTAGGGAACAACGTATAAAAATAAATATGTCTCAAGAGGAATTAGCTAGAAGAACAGGCTATACAAGTCGCTCCTCTATTGCGAAAATAGAAAAGGGAGAGGTTGATTTATCACTATCGAAAATAGTTTTGTTTGCCAAGGTTTTAGGCATGGAAGTTTATGATTTGATAAACCCGGAAAAAGAAGATTACGAGGAAGAAAAACAGTGCAGAATTTTTTCTAAAAATTTAAACTACTACATTCACAAAAGTGGCAAACAACAAAAAGAAATTGCGGAAGAACTAGGATTTAAGCCAACAACTTTTAATACTTGGTGCGTAGGAAAAATAATGCCAAAAATGAAAAAGATTCAAGTTATTGCAGATTATTTCGGAATCTCTAAATTTGATTTAATCGAGGAAAAAGAATCGCGGGATAAGAATTTTATGCAAGTATGTTCAGAAATTTTTTCGAATGACAAGCGTTTTCAAAAAATTATAATGGATTATTATGGTTTTAGCAAGGAAGAAAAAGAAGTTTTTTGCGATTTTTACGAAAAATTTATATTAAAATAATATAATTACTTGCTATTTCCTTTAATATCCTGTATAATTTTACCCAAATTATTAATATAATAAATAAAAAAGGAGCAGAAAATATGAGCAAAGAAAAAACTAAAGTTTGCAAGCATTGCAAAGAGGAAATTGACGCAAAAGCTAAAGTGTGTCCTCATTGCCGGAAGAAACAGGGCGGCAAGTTGAAATGGGTAATTATCATTATCATTGTTCTGGCTGTTTTAGGAATGGCAATGGGTGGTGGTGACGATGACAGTTCTTCCACTGATTCTCAGACAAAGAGTACCACAGCAACAACAGCAGCCAAGAAAGAAACCGCTAAAAAGGAAGAAGCAAAAGAGAAAGACAGCGTAAAGGTTGGCGAATCTTTTGAGAATGACGGTTTAAAAGTAACTGCTAAAAAGGCTGAATTTGGATATGATGGTGGAGAGTACTTTACTCCAAAAGATGGATGTGAATATGTAGCTGTAGACTTTACTTGTGAAAATATTGCAGAAAAAGGCGACAAATATGTGTCTGTATCTGACTGCGAATGCTATGCGGACAATTCAGCTTGTGAACAGCAATACATAGGGGACAGCGATTTTGTTAACACTAATTTGTCTCCAGGAAAGAACGTGAGCTTTACAGCATATTACGAAGTGCCAAAAGATGCAAAGAAAGTGATTTTAGAGTATAGTGCTTCGTTCTGGACAGACAAGAAGATAACTATTAATTTAAAATAATTAGTCTACTAATAGGACAACCAACAAGAGGGAGGAATCAATTCTTCCTTCTTTTCTTTTTTCCTCAAGATAATAAAAAAGCACCTGTCGAAACAAGTGCTTTGCCTTCCAGAATGGAACTATTAATGTTTTTAAGGTACAAAACTAAGCTAACATTTACATCCCAAAATGGAGCTATTAAAAACCTTATCTATATCCTACTCCCCTTTACCGTATTTGTCAATGAGTTCTTTTACCGCGTCTATATTTTCTTGTATAGTATTATATTCAGAATTACGATGTCCCCCAAATGCATGATAATCATGGTAATAATATCCAATACCAATATATCCGTTTGGCATTTTTATCCTAAACTCATTATTTGACTTAAAAACCATGCCTTCAGGCAAAGTGGCTAAGAATCTGTCTAATTTTCTTCTTTTATTAAATTTTAATTCTTGCATTTCTTTTCTCTCCTTTTTGTTTGTTTAGTTGATCAAAACGAAAAGCTCACCCGTTTCATCAACAAATGTGCGCTCACCTCGCTCTTTCAAATTTACATTACTTGTATATAAGCAAGGTATTTTGTTAAAAATACGTTGCCTTCTTTCGTTTATATTATATTGTTCGTTTAGATAGTATACAGTACCCCCCATTTTTTTGCCGCCTTCTCGTTCAAAGAACTTGCATTCACTCTTAGGTATGTAAATAGATTCTTTGATTGTTCCACTTTCTGCGATGGAATAATCAAGCTCCTCAACAGTTTCGACATTTATAAAATCTTCTGAACGTCCAAATGATTTTATATCATATATACACTCTAAGATGTCCCGATAATCTTCCGGGCTACTTGCCACCAAATGCAATGTTAGTTTAATATCGTTTAATAAATCCACCATCATAGGAATTTTTTCAAAACTCTGATAATGGCTTAACTCAAAATTCAACTCATCTTTTCGAACAGTTAAATTTTCAATTTTTTCATCGTAAGGCTTTCGAGCAAGCCTCTTTTCTTCTCTCGTTAGCCCCTTTCCCTTTGTTTCTTTTATACGAGCAGTTTTCAGCTCTTTCAATTCATTGTTTATTTTTTCTAGCTCGTCTTTCATGCTGAAAAAATTATCCAACATTTCTTTCTCAAAAACTACGAAACCTTCTCCGGTTCTTAATTTACGTTTTCCAAGCGCACCACCCATTAAGGGCTTCGCAATTTGAACATAAGCATTTGAAAAGGCGTTCGGGGCGGTAAAACGCACAAAATAACCTCTATCATACTGTATACGGTCATAAACATACTGGTTTGTATATGTTCGCCGTGAAAGGACTCCATATTCCCCCTTTATACCAATGTGGATTGGATGGTATTTCCCCCATCTTGTCGCCTTGTGAATCCCTCCTAATATTGTTGAAACTGGAGGGAGGGGAAATGTGCTCCTTAATTTTATCTGTTCGGGTTGTCTGTAGTTTGCTGTAGTTTGTGTTAAAATGATTTTTATTGCTTTCATTGATTCTCCCTGCCCTCGTAACCTCCGCGGCGGGAATTTAATTACTGAACCTCTATATTAACGATATTAACAAGTGTGCAATCTGCACTTTCTTCCTCCAGATTGTACTCGCTTTCAATTTCGAAAGAAATTGAAAAATGGTCGTCAGAATCAGGAACTTTATAAAAGATATTTTTATCCTTTAAAACATCATCCCACGCACCCTCATCGTTTATCCAGTCCAGTTCAGAAGGGCACCCGAGTTTTGTCATGATTTCGTCTAATTCATAAAGCGATACTGTGTTCCCTGTTAATTCTCTTCTTAAAATTTCCAACATAATTTTTCCTCGTCTTTCTTTCTCCGGCGGATTCCGCCGCCGGTCGTGTATTTATTATAAAGATTCTATTTTATCAGCAACTGTCCAGAGGATTTTTTTAATTAAGCTTCCTCCCGGATTCTTGCAAAACCAGTCTTCTTTTTTACAGTCGTAATACAATTTAGCTCCAAATCCCCAGTCAACAAGGTTTAACGCTTGACGCTGCGCAAAGCTTTTATATTCATCTGTGCAGATGCCATTAATGATTCTTCCACGTCCCATTGCTGCTGGCGTATTGGTTTCTTCAACCTCTAAATATTTCTGGAAATCATTAATGTAAATACGCTTCATATCACCCTTTTCCCATACCTTATAGCCAAGGCGGATAAGTTTTTCCTCCATTGTTTCTCCCATGTTCTTTGCTTCCTTCCATGCTAATTTTAATCCTTCGGAGATGCAAAGACCTGCCTTTTTAACTAATTCCCATGCTCTTTTCATAATGTTTGATAAATTGTATTTTTTCATTTCTTTGTATCTCCTCTCTTGATTTACTCACATTATACACGATAGTGACTATTATGTCAAGAGAAAAATACACGAAAATATATTATTTTTTTCTTGATATTTATTTCAAAATAATGTACTATATATTTATAACGATTAAAGGAGGCTTTTTAAATGGAAACACGAGCAAGAAAAAGAAGTAACATATATAAAGGTAGTATCTCATATAGTAATTTATGGGACACGCTAGAACGCAGAGGGTTAAAGCGTTCCAACCTATTAGATAAGGAAAGTTTTAATCTTTCCCCGGCGCTGGTCAATAAGTTGCGGCACGACAGAAACGTGAACATAGATACAATTATGTATTTGTGCGAGAAATTGGACTGTCAGGTGTGTGACATCGTGGAATACAAAAAATGATATATTTTCGTGTATTTTTTTCTTGACATAATAGTCATTATCGTGTATAATTGAATTAAATCAAGAGAGGAGATACAAAGAAATGAAAAATTTTGGAGAAAAGCTAAAGGGACTAAGGGAAGAACGCAACTTATCCCAAAAAGAACTCGGCGACAAAATGGGAGGAATAACACAACAGACCATAGCACAGTACGAAAAGAAAGAGACCGTTCCGAAATTTGAAACTGTCTCAAAAATAGCTAACGCACTAGAAATTAATCCAAATATTTTTTATTCTGATTTTTCGCAATCTACGGCGGATGATTCGGAAGAAATCGGAGAAAGAATAAAGGAATTGCGAAAAAGCAAAGGGGTAAGCCAAAAAGAACTCGCTCAAAAAGCTGGACTATCTATTGGCTCTATACAGGGGTATGAGCAGGGACGATATAATCCGAAATTGGAGGCGATCGTGAAGATGGCGGATGCACTAGAAGTTGAGCTTGACAATTTTTACGATGTTTTATTACAGCACGGCGAAAATGTCTCTATTGGTGGGAAAATCAAAGCTATGCGTCTACAAAAGGGAGTTTCACAGGCGGCACTTGCTAAATGTCTAGGCGTTTCAACTGCCATGATTTGCCAGTACGAAGTCGGAAAAAGGAAGCCAAAGGTAGAGACCTTATCACGAATCGCAGGTGCTCTAGGTGTCGATTTAAAAGTTTTTTATGACGATTTGCCACAAAAAACTATAGAATTAAAAAGATACGAAAACATAGCATTGGTTAACGAATTTGAAAATGCTTGTTTTCGCTTGGTTAACTTTCCGGACAGTGAAGAAATAACCGAGAAATACGAAAAGCTTAGAAAAAAGCTAATAGACAGGCTTAGTTGTATGTAGATAGCAGTGCCCGCCCCGGAGGTACGAAGGCAGGAAGGGAAATAAATGAAAAGAGCCGCTTTGTACGTGCGAGTAAGCACACAAGAGCAGAAGAACAGTGGATTGTCCGTTGATTCGCAGATAGATGCGCTTGAAAAATATTGCGAGGAGCAGGGTTATACGGTTGCCGGTATTTATAACGATGCCGGCATATCTGCACGTAAAAAATACACAAAACGCCCTGCCCTCTTACAGTTGCTTGAGGACTGTAAGAAGCATGAGATTGATATAATACTCTTCACGCGCCTTGACAGGTGGTTTAGAGCCGTTGCAGGGTACTATGAGGTACAAAACGTCCTTGATGCGTGTAAAGTGCCTTGGAGAGCTATCTGGGAGGACTATGAGACGGAGACAAGTCAGGGAATATTTAAAGTAAATATTATGCTGTCCGTAGCGCAAGCGGAGGCAGACAGGGACAGTGAGAAAATACGGTCTGTTATGGAATTCAAACGGAACAACAAGGAATATATTGGCGGAAAAGTGCCGGTAGGTTATCGCATAGAAGGGAAAAAGATTGTAAAAGACGAAAAGACGCGAGGAATAATTGAGGATATGTTTGAGCATTACTTTCAGACCTTCTCAAAAGCAGGAACCGCCGACTATATTTTGAATAAATACCCCGATTTTGCGAGAACCAGAACAAGGCTGGTTAAGATTATGTCCAGCCCAGCTTATCGCGGCGAAATGTATGGAGTAAAAAACTACTGTGAGCCGTACATCACAGAGGAGCAAGCGCAAAAAATCAACGAAGTATCCAGCCAAAAAACTTGGACAGATTGCAGGAGGCGTATTTACATTTTCTCCGGCTTGATGAAATGCCCGATTTGCGGTTGCAGGCTTTCCGGGTGTGCAATAGGCAAAAAAGGAAAAAAGTACAAAGTATATCACTGCCCCCACTCTGTCGCACAAAAGCACAAGACCTACACGCGATCAGAAAAAAAATTAGAAACATATATGCTCAATCACATCGAAGAAAAAATACAGTTAGATGTATTAAGGGCAGAAGGTCGTGTGAAGGCAGGCGGAAACGATGCGGAAAAGAGAAAGAAAAAATTATCCAGCGAGTTGGGAAGAATTAATAAAATGTTTGAAAAAGGTAGGATAACAGAAGAATACTATGACGAAAGATATGAGGCTATATCAAAGGAATTAAAAGAACTATCCCAGACCGCCGCAACGGAAGAACTAGAAACTAAGAAAAAAATACAAAGCAGATTTCCTGACGGTTGGAAAGATATGTATATGCAGTTAGGTGAACAAGACAAGCAGGTGTTTTGGAAAAGCATTGTAAAAGAAATAAAAATATCCCCCGACACTTACGTGGAGGATATTATATTTTTTTAGTTTTTGTTATACAGTAACTAGCCGTAACCACCAGGTTAAGGTCAGTTACTGTATAACAAAATATGATAGAAATAAAGGAGAAGTAATTATATTATACAAGAAGAAAGAGGACGTTTCAAGCGCCCTCTTTTATTTTTCGCAAAACTGACCGATATTCTCGCGGATACATTGCTTCGATGGCTTTCATGTGTTCGTCAAGCACGCGTAATAAGTGCTCAAAGTCTGCGTTTCGGGCGATTTCTTTAAATTCAGAATCCGGCTCGGAACTGTAAGAGTAGTATGATGTGTTGGAAGATAGTTGGTTCGGTTGTTGATTGCTCATTAAATTGTTGCGTACATTGTATAAAATCGAAAGCCGTTCGCAAGTGGCGTAGGTTGTTTTTCCTGCCTCTAATGCCGCAATTTCGGCATTAATTTCGTCCATATTAATCATTGCGGCACCCCTTTCTCTTATCGGTCTAATTCTGCTAATGCTCTGCCTAGTGCTGCCTGATCTGTACTAGACAGATTACTGTCGTGCATCATGTCTTTGATAGTTTCTTTTACCTGCATTTTTGCATCGTTGTAAGAGTAATGCCCCCTCACATAGTGCTGACCTCTACGAGCGTTGCTATAGTCGTCGTAATCCATGTCAGGATAACGCCCGCGACTGTATCTTCCTGACGTGTTCCAGTCGCCGCCACGGCTGTATTCGTTGCCACCTTCCAGATACATGATTTTGTCAATATTTTTAATTGTGTCTGTCAGTTTGTGGACTGCTTCTAAATCCCCGGCGCTCATATCGCCTTTGTTCGAAATCTCGTCCAGCTCTCTGCACATCATCTTTTTTAATTTGTGTAATGATTCCATTTTTCGCCCTCCTTTACGCTACTCTCTCGGCGATTAAATTGCTATTGGCTATATTAATTGCCTGCGTAGATGTATTTTCGACTGCGATCGTTATGCAACACCCGCGCGGAACGTCAATAAATGCCGCCGTAAATACATTAAAATATTCGTCTACCGCCGCAGGTGTTACGATTGCTGTCGCACTATTTAATGGTTCTCCGGCGATTGCCAGGGCAATAGAAATAGGTGCCACAGTTCCACCGGCAGGTATGGCGATATTGGCCCCAAAGCTGACCTTATAGCGCGCCCTGCACTGGTTTGTAAGACCTCTAAGGGTCACAATTCCTGCCCCCTCCCGGTGTGCGATACAGCTACCGCACTTTACGGCTGTCTCTGTGAGCGGTAAATTCTGCCCCGCTGCTACGGTTACAATATTACTATTGGTAAATTCTGCCACGTTATCACTCCTTTTTTAATAATAAACGGCGGAACGATTGCCCCGCCGCTATAAGCATCATCGGCACAAGCCGAACAATCCTGTCGTGCAGGAAGCTGCTAATTATAAAATTTTAGCATCCGCAACCAGTATTGCATCCGCAATTACCGTACTGATATGGTGCGGAAACCGGAAAAGCTGGCACTGGTCTAGGGTTGTAATAAGTAAACTGACCCTGCATGTATGCCTTTAAGGTTTCGTTCTGTGACGCCTGAGAAGCCGCTAACTGTGCCGCAAATAACTGCTGATTCTGCTCGGCAATCTTAGCGTCCTTAGCTTCGATTCTCTGCGCTGTGAGGGCATCGAGAATAGCTCTAGCGTTGTTATTCTGGTTGTCAATGATGTCTCTTGTGTTGTTTGCGTTGTTAAAGTTTGTCTGGCAGAAGCCGTTTGTAACTTCCTGCTGGATCGCATTGGTATTCATCGCCATATTGTAGTTAACGCCTGCGATAGCCTGTTTGTTATCACAACAGCACTGTGCTAACTGTGCCTGTAAAGCATTAAAACTCTGCATGTCTGCAATCTGTCCCTGCTGGATTGCGTTTCGTGTATCGTAGCCGTTCTGCTGAATCGTGCTATTTGTTCCTGCAAATCCGTTGAGCAGAGAGGTATTCATCGCATAAAATCCGTCACAAATACCGCTGTTGATGGCATCACCCTTGCGCTCAAGGGAGGAAATACCGCTATCAATCTGGCGCTGTAAGGTTGCAAAATCAGAAGCTAATACATAGTTATCTACCGCGCCTCCGCCGCCGTTATTCCATCCATTTCCGTTTCCCCATCCACAGAAGATGAAAAGGAAAAGAATGATAATCCACCAAGCACCGTTACCCTCGCCAAATGCGCCGTTATTGTTGCCTGTGACTGCCGCCAAATCTGCCGGGCTCATTCCGTCTGTTGTTAATCCCATGAAATCACTCCTTTTTATTTATTTAAAACCCTTTAAAAGGTTTTGAAACTGTGTTGCCATTCCCTGCAACTGGTTATACTGTTGCTGGCTCATTTGCCCGCTATTTAGCAGATTCTGTACTTCCTGCTTCGGGTCCCCTTGAAACTGCTGCCTGAACTGTTGAAACTGCTGTATCATCTGCATTGGATTGAGATTCATTCAATACCCTCCTTTTTAACGTCTCCATTTGCCTTTCTAAGGCGTTTAAGCGTTCCTCATAGTTGATTGGTTGGCTAGATTGTGAAAGCTCCGCTGTGGGCGAATCTGTGCCTTTACGTTTATACTCAAACACCTCTAAAAACGGTCTGCCTGTTTGGTCTGCTCTTTTTTCGTAAAAAACTGGCGCTTGGCTGTCCCACAGGCGAACAAAAGAGTTTGGCGCTACTAAATACGCCTCCGCCGCGCCCTGTCCTTGCACCCAAATCCGCTCATCGGGATTGGTCTGCTGTTGCATTTGTTGAGGCGGCGCCTGCTGTTGTTTTAGTCGATTTAGTTGGTCAAGATAATCCGGTTGTGGATATTGCGGATACTGTGGATATTGTTGTGGATATTGTGGATAACCGAACATTTATTTCCCCCCTTCCCTCCAGTAATATATTGGTGTCATTGCTCCGCTGTCCCACGTATCGTAGTAATTGCCATCAATTACCGCTATAACGTGTCCTGATAGAGCTAAAATATAAACCCCTTCCGGGTGGTTGTTTGCAAATTCCGAGACGGTACAGGTCATATATTCGTCCGGGATTATATAACGGCTAAATCCATTATCTTTGAGGTATGCACCCCACACTGCGTTAGCCGAGGGCATATCTGACAGCATTAAGCCATACAGTGCAAGCTGTATATATGTTTCTTCCCATGTCTGACCCATAGCCTTTGAGATAGCACGCACAGTACAATCTCCCACTTTTGCCGCCGCTGGGTTAGGATTCCAATATTGATACATTTTTTTGCCCTCCTTATAGTTTTATTATCGCAAAAAAATAAGCGTGTCACCACGAAGGCAACGCGCTTATTTCTCACATGATTTTTAGTTATCTTTAGTTTCTTAAAGGCTGTTTATGTACGGGATTGTGCCGGGAACTAACAAAATTTTTTCGACGGCGCAACTCCATAGCCCTTGTAATCCTCTCGTGCTTATATCCATTTTCTCGGCGGCTTGCTCCTGTGTTAATCCATCAAAAAGCAAGTACTGTACAGTTTCACGCTCCCGTAAAGTTAAACGGGCACATGACAAGGCGTAGTCAATAAATTGTTTATCGCCTAATTTCCAGAGTTTTTTTATCAAACTTCTGTTCACTGCATCACCTCAAACACGCAAAAATTACGTAAATTTATTTCGTTTTGTCCAGTCCTAAAATCGCTCTAACCTTGTCCGGGAGCAAATCAGGGTTAATTTTGCCAATGTTTTCCACGATGGAACCGAGCTCCATCAGAATGATGTAGACGCACACACCTGCGGCAATAGGTACCTGGAAACCTAGGTCTACATATTTCTGGGCGTAGTCGATAAGATACGCAAGTACCACAAGCATAATAGAGCCAAATTTATGATACAATCCTTTTCTCATTTCTGAGGATTTCCACTCGTGGTTAGCGCAGGCAGCTACTCCGCCACTAGCTAAGTCAAAAACTACAAAAATACAAGTTATTAGCGGTAACATAATATCTACCATCTCCATTCCTCCTTAAAAATTATTTTTCTTTTGTTTTTATAAATTAATTAAAGCCCTCTTTAGCTGACTGTCTCTGTATCATCTGTGGCCTCTTCTTTGCTGTCCTCGGCATCCAGCGCATCATAATACGCCTGTGCCAAGGCTTCCACCTCGGCAATGTCTTCTTCAGTCAGCAATCCATTGTCCAGATGACTGTAAGCCTTGTCAAGCCAATAGGCCACATCTCTGCCTGCAGTAATTTCGCGCTTGATGCTGTGCAATGTCAGGTCATGACGTGCTTTACTTTTGATAGCCATAATGTATATCTCCTTTAGGTGGTAGTCATGGATGCAATGGCATCCTCAAACTTTTTGATTACAATGTTCACATCGCGCTGATATTTCAGTTTTACCCCTGCGCCGTTGCTCGCTTGCACCACGGTGTTGGGCGCGTAAGCGGTGATGGCTTTGTAAGCAGCAATTTCAGCAGGGGTGAGCGGAGTTTCGATGGGGGTGGCGAGAATTGCATTTTGCTCAGCCAACGTTTTTGTGCTGTCGAAAGCCGTTTTATCAACCCTCTGCACCTTCACCCCTCTCTCCAAGTCCACCTCGTCGCACACCCACTGCTGGCCCTGCGGGTCAGTGTAGTTGCCGCCAGAGGCGACAGGTATGCCTGGTAAGCCGTTGGGCGTGGACAGAGCAAGGGGCTGTTCACGGTAAGGTTCATATACGGTAGCTTCTGCTCCAATTTCTATCTGTACTTTTGCGTCATTTAATTTAATTAGTATCGTCGGCAAATAATCATTAGCTATATACACAACATACCATCCACTTTGCAACGTTGTTGCGAATGTAGCACCTTTTTCCGATACGAGTTGTGCTTTCTGTGTATATGTTTGTGTTTTTATATCAAAATCTCCAACAAAGCAGCTTGCCTGAATATTGGCATTTCCAGATACAGTAACACTGCTCTCCGCCGGAACGTGAAATACATACCCATATCGCGCGCCACCACCTGGCTTATTAAGCTTTGACAGGTTGGCGTTCGTCACCACTGGAAACAGATTCTTCCCCGTCACCTTCACCGCCACGCTCCCGCCGTCACCAGCGCTCACAATAGGCACAGGTGCATCCGGGCTGGGTGTGCCGTCCTGCGTGCTCTTGCCGTATACGGTCAGGCCGCACAGTGGTGCAGCAAAAGCATCATCACAGCTTACCGGGTTTCCTGTCTCACTGCCAACAAGCACATTCTGGCGCTTCTGCAGCGCAGTAGTATCTTCCTTTAGCAAACCAATTTCTTTCTTTAGCGGGCCAAGGTCTTCTGTTGTTTTCCTATGTTTTGAGAGCATATACGCCTCATCTCCCGTTAAACCACTTTTTCTCATGTCCTACACCTCCCTAAAGTAAAAACCACTTGCTGTCAGGGGCGTAAAAGCCATATAATTCCCCCGTGTCTACACATAACGCCGTTGAACCACTTGCAACATATTGAGGCAATTTATCTACTTCAGAAGATTTTCCCCAGTAATATCGCTTACTTCCGTCCGTATCTATGCAATCCCATCCGCCTAAATCGTGTATAACATCTCCTTTACGGTATGTCTGCCCGTCAATAATTATTGTCCCACTAGCTATCATGCTTTCACCTCCTTATGCATAATCATATCAGACAGCTCTAGTAAGCGATCTGTAAGCATCTCATTTTGTTTTGTGAGCTCTTCTATTTTTTTGTTTAGTTCTGATATGGACGGCATGTTGTCGTTAAAAAGGTGTTCCGGTTCTTCTCGGTCAACGTTCTCAACGATTTCATACTTTCCTTCATTATTTTTTTCGATGTGACATGTACCATTTCCGTTGCACCACTGTGCGGCTTTTGGCGAGTATATGCCGTCGAATACATATCCAATATAATATTCTCCCATAATTATAATCACACCCCTACTACGTATCGCAATACATAACCACGTGTATTAAGCGGTATTCCGTTACTAGATCCAGTTGCTTTGTTGTCATCATTCCCCTGAATATATGTATTGTGAACATATATATACTTACGCATTCCAGTATACGCATTAGTCATAAATATTCCAGATCCATCGTTCCAAATGACATGCTGTTTCGGCACAAAAAACATATGCCATCCCCAATTACGCATAGCCTTGTCATTTTCATCGTACGCACTCCAGACAAATACTGCACCGGTTAACTGTTCGGATATTGGCTGATTGAGTGTAAATTTATGGGCATTAGTCATCCAGTATGCTACATTATTACAATTCCACAGGATGTTATTTTTACCAAAGATGCACTCTACGTCATTAGATACAATTTGTATGTGGTTGTTATTGACATACATCCCGGTTCCCATAGACTCGTACAAGTCACTATATGTCGAGCCTCCTTTAACGGTCAAAGAAAGACCTGTGACGTCTTTGGTTTTATCGTAATACAATTCCAGAGCCGCCTTGCCGCCGCTGTGGATGTCGTCTGGGTCTTTTGTTTGCTGCGTAGAGACAACGATGTTGCGGTCGGATTGCATGACAGAACCGGAACCGTCATAAGTTTTATCGCCGTCCGTGTTGGTAATCACGATAGGCGCTGTACCAAACCGTACAATTTCGCTGCTACCGTTTCGCACCGCCATCCCATTACTGTCTAATAATGTATTTTGGCCGAGGGTATTTCCTCGCATATCACCAACTATTAGCCCCAATCCATCTATATATTTCATGAAGTTAGTTGCAACTTTAGCAGCCTCTGCTATCTTGTCTTCCTGACTGCTAAAGTTTTCCTCAGTAATATCTTTAAAGTTCTCGTAGGATTTCTTTACCTTAGTAGCTGTCTTATTCGCTTTAATTGCAACAGAGTCATCTGTAGGTGGTGCTGTAATGTTTCCTGTTAACCATGCTTTTCCGCCGCTGACACGGATTTTTACTGTGTCACCTGTCTTACAATTAATTGCCATCTGTGCGGGGGTTTCATCTGCTCCACCGTCAATGTGGACATATGCTGTTTTTTCGTCAACCCGAAGGACTTTTGCGACTGTATCATATGCCTTTGTTTTGCTTTGCTTCATTGTCGAGGCAATCTCTTTTACAAAATCATTCAATGCTTTCCACCTCTTCCTTTGTGCGGCAACCGTGTTCCAGAGATAGCGTTTGTGATGTTATCCTAAATTTCCCAGTAAGGCCATGTCTCGGATAATTTAGAAAGACCACATCGCCTAAAAGAACGTCCTCGAAAAATCGCCGGCTATACTGTATCGTTCTGGCAGGATTCTGCAATTCTTTTAGTTTTCTAACGGCATAAGCCGCTATGTTTTCCCCGGAAGATAATTCAACGCCTGTTTCCGATTTCCACACTTCCCTGCCCCGGCTGACGGTTGATAAATAACTGTCCGGACTGTCGTCCCGCGCGATGGCTGCGCCGTAATCGTCATGTATTGCCATAAAACAGTTCGGTGTGTCATACCAATTAAATGTGTCTGTTACATCGCACTCTATGATGTCGTTTGCGTTAATCCCCACTGTAAGACTGCTATTATTATCATTTGCGCAGATAACAATGCTTCCATCGCCAAGTATTCGTATCCGCCAACCAATAGCATCTAAAATATGCAGTGCCATTGTGAGCCTTGTTTCCCCATCTTCCGCAACGATGTTATCTGTAGTTATCGGCGATGTTCCTTCGACATACACGGGGGCAGGGATACAATCGTTAAGTAGATTTTTAATCTGTTTTGCTCCGCTACCGGCTGGTGCATAATAGCCACGCGGCAGTATCACATCATCTGCCGGCTTGAGAACGGAGTAGCAATCAATGTTGTAAGTTTCTCTCACACCATCAAGCTTTCTTTCCGGGAAGGCGGTCAGACCAGTAAATAGTGCTACTTTTGCTCCCGACCCTCCCTGTTTGGCTTGCAGGTAAATACGGACCCAGCACTCATTATCTGTTATCTTTTCTGTCATTGTGACGGAGGCAGATTCTCTTAAATCTGACGTGCTGTCCCGGTCAATACTGCCCTCAGTAAATTCAAATTCTTTCTGGTCCGTCCACGTCTTGGGGTCAACCGTCGTTAAAATATATCTTGCCGAAAATCCTTTGCTCCAATCCATCACATCACCTCGTTAGGATGCTCTGCGCTCCACTGCTCTTCCGTCACGGCATCCAGTTCTTCCGAATCCACTTTTTTAATCGTTAATGAGAAATCTGTCCGCATTTTGTTATCGTGGTCTTTTTTCTCCGACACCTGTATATCGCAGGAAAATGACGAGCCGTCTGGCGTCCTAACGTGGCATATTCCAGGATACGTTGCAAGCCGTCTCATTTGCTCAATCATTGCTGGTTCTGTCAGAGATATACTTACTGCATCAATTTTTAAATCACGAGTGACTGCAGGATTCCAGTCACCTTGTACGGAGCCGCCAAGATAAACTGTCCTCTCGAAATCTTTATCCCATGAGTTATCTAAATCAAGGTTATACTGGATTTCGATAGATTCACCGTCAAAATCAATGATTGCCTTTTTATATTCGATGGAAAAATCGCTATATAACCATGCAAACGAACTATCTGACGTTATATAGTCACCGTTGGCGGTTTTATTTACAACCAGTATGCCGCCGTACTCATTTAACGCCGGGTACGGGTCAACATATTTCTGGCCATAAACCCCATTTTCCAGAATCAATTCCGCTCTGTCTACACTCATCCGGTATAGGTCAAATGTATCCCCATCAGCATATGTAGTTGGTTTAGCAACGACAATACTCGCTGTTTTGTTGTCTGCAATCGTATTTACAGTGGCCGTTGGTACTTCCGGCTGATGTTTCCACCGTACAACAAACGGTATCTTTTTTTCTGCCACATGGTCATAAATATCTGTAAATGCAATCTGTATGCTGTACCTTGCACCGTCATCCATCTGCCCGATCAGGTCGCCCAAGGCAATACTGTAGTTATCTGTTTCGCTACCGGTAAAACTGGCAATAATTTCGCCGGCAAAATGCTGTTCCTTTAATCCGTCCGGGCGCAGAATATAATAATCCTCGTCCCTGACAATCGTTACTTTTGCTGTGCCAGCAGAATCCCCGAAGGACGGGGCTATCGTTAATGGTAGCTGCTCCAAATAATTTGTTGTGCCTTCCGATGATTCCGGCACTGTCTGGTCGGTCGTTTCCGTGGTAACATCGTCAGAATTATATGCTGTTGCTTCCGAAACAAGATTTGTTGTAACGCTGTCTATTGCAGGTTTTGCAACAATTTCAACAGCCACAGAATCTGACCATGCACCTTCCTTGCCTCCCTGTGCTGTAACCATTGCTTTTAAATAATGGATTTCTCCTACATTCCACAGATTGCTCAAAAGACCACTTGCAGTATAGATTTTATTAATGTTTTCAATAGTTTCCGATAATGTCTCCATGCCGGAAGACATCATTAAAACAACGACGTTTCCATCTTTGCCTTTAACCGGCTCATCGTTAACCGCTTCCGCTATTTTTATGCTAGCTTTGCTGTTTCCGGTGTAGCCAACACTGCAAATAACTGTATCGTCCAAGGCAAGATAATTTTCTGTCGTTGCAAGCGTAGGAGTTGTTGGGGTCTCACTCAGAGATACGGAAACCGTATCAGACCAAGGAGATAACACTTCCTCATCCCCGGACGTATCCCGCAATCTTACGCGGAAATAATATGTTTTTGCCGATTCCAGAGACCCGATGTGCCACGTTGTTTCCCTGTCCTCCACGTCATAAGTAGTTGGGGCTTCCGTACTAATCCATGCGTCCTCGTGGTCTGCCCACGCAACGGTAGCCGCATCCGCATTTTTCCACGACCAATCCCATGTTAGTTCCACGGTATCAGATGCCACCGCCATTGCAGTTATATTTTTCGGTGGGACTGCAATCTTTCTTGTTTCTGAATAAATCCACCCAGACTGCATGAGAGGACTAAGTTTGTAGGTGGTGCCAGACGCTCCATTTTGAGGTGTAGAAGTTCCGGTAAAATTTTTGAGCGCAATCTGGTATTCGGTACCGCCGGAAACGTCCGGACACGCAACTGTGATTGTCCCCTCTTTGTCGGTAATTGCAATAATACCTTTTTCCTCGTTGCCTATTTTCATCCAGACGGCTGTTTTAGCGTCAGGAACTTCCGTGTTGCGTTCAACGCTATTGATAGTAAGTGTTGTTCCTGTTGCCGATACCGTATCAAATGACGGGGATTTTAAAGCCCCTCGCGCCGCTACTCGTGGCTCGGAATATGCATATTTTTTATCGTGCGTACTTTGCACCCTTGTCCACATAATCTGGTCTTCCGCTATGCCGTCGTCCGTGTTGAAATCTGCTGACACCGTATAATCATGGTACGCAACAGTTACTCCTGTGCTCCATGATGTGCCAGTATATCTCTCTCCGCTTTCCGGCGTGTCTATAGCGTATTGTAACTCCATGGAATCCACAGGGCGGTCCCGCGGCGATGCCTGCACCCAGTTTGCCCATACATAGCGGCTAGAGAATCCTATCTCTTTGCTTCCTGTACTCTGTATGTTTGGACGCCCTGGGATACTGTAATAATGGTACGCATAACTCCAACCGGAATCTCCAGCACACCCTCTCGATTTTGCCCTTACAATACGGCAAAATGTCTTGTTTTGTGTCGGGGAACCATCCTCTGTTATTGCCCATGTGCCAGACGCTCCCGTGTGGGACGAATTAGAAAAACGAGCGTTTGCAATGGTGCCCTTATAGTTTATCATTAATGCGGTCTGTACCTGTGTCCTTGCAAAATGCCTTGTATCATTCGCCTCGTATGAGGTACTCCAGGTAAATGTACCTTTATTTGCGTCAGCATCATCAAGGGAATAAGAAACAGAAGGGGCATTTGGCGCATGAATAGCAAACGTTTTTGTGGAACGTGCGGCTGTATAGGTATGCTTTTTATCACTTTTTGTTTTGCCCTTTACCTTAAATTCTATCGCGTTTAATAATTTTGATGAGACAGGATAATAATTTTTTGCATTAAGTGCTACCGTTTTTTTAGTTGCTGATTTTCCCACATTTATTTTCTTCCACTTTGTCCAATCCCATTTAGAAGCACCGGCGTTTTTTGTATGTAGACGATACCATAGCCACTGTCCATCCTCATATTTTTTCGCCGGTATTTTCCAAGATATTGTAAATTTCAAATTATCTCTCGATATAGACAGACCGCTGGGAGCAGCAGACTTTTTCTTTGCCATTATGCCATTTTCACCTGCCTTCTAAGCTCACTTGCCATTCTTCTTCCCCATTCTTCTGGGTTATCTGCACCGTTTACAGTTACGTTAATAGTTACATCGTTTTTCGTTCCCTGTGTTGCCTCTTTAATGTCGCTCATTAATCTGCTACGACCGTACAGCATCTCGTCTCCTGCTTCTCCTGCTCCAAACAATGTGGCATTAGAAAATACATATGGACTTTCCATAGCCTTTTTATACCAGCTAATATGGAACGATGGCAGAGAACCCTTTCCCCCAATACCGAACGGAGCTTTTCCGCCGGAAACACTCAGGTGCGGTAGGTTTAGGTGTGGAAGAGACCAGCTAAACTTTAAGGCGCTCTTAAACCGTCCAGGGAAGGTTTTTACAAAGGATACTGCCTTGGCAAAGATGCTCTTTACAGCCGATGGTATCTTAGTAAATGCTCCTTTTACAGCCGATAAAATACCATTTCCCTTAAATGCTCCCTTGAATCCGTTTACAGCATTTTTAGCGGCACCCTTTAAAAGAGAAGGGAGATTTTTGACCCCTTTTATTATGCCGGTAACAATGTTTTTACCAAGCGAAAACCAGTTAAACGCTGTAAATACGCTTACGATTGCTGTGATAATCTTCGGTAAATTAGCAATTAATAACGGAATCGCACGAACTAAGCCAATCGCTAAATTTGTTATGATTGTTACTCCTGTTGCAAGGATTTTTGGCGCATTATCGTTAATAATGCCAGCCAAATTCGTTATGATTGTAGGTACATATGCAATCAATACAGGAATAGAATTAATCAGCCCTTGAGCAATATTCTGGATAAGTGTCAGGCCTGCATTTATCAATTTGCCTGCGTTGCTCCTCAATGACTCTGTAAATTGTGTCAGCATCGGCAACGCCTGCCCCAAAAAGGTCGGGATGCCCTGAGTCATGCCGTTAGCGATAGTCGTCAGCAAATTAACTCCGACCGATGTAAATACATTTAGCCCTGTGGAAATCGTAGAGGCAAGATTATTTAACAGTTGGCTGACAGCAGTTGTAATACTGCCAGAATTTTGAGTAACGCTCGAAATTAAACCGTTTATGAGGTCGCCGCCGATTTTTGTCAGCCCCGGCAACTGGCCGCTAAAATTAATCGCATCTTGCGCCAGTTTGGAAAAAGCTCCACTTATTCCGCCGGATTCCATCGCCTCAGCTAATCCACTAACCTCGCTTGTTACGTCTTTGATGGCACCACGGATAGTGCCCGAAAAAGTATTGTAAAAACCCAGTTCTAAGCCCTCTGTAGCACTAGATAGCAAGGTTATGTCGCCTTTTAAATTGTCTAACTGTGTAGCCGCCTGCTGTGCCGCGGAGCCGGAAGAATCCTGTATTCCTTTCCAAAATTTTTGTACAGTCGTATCACTTGATGCGGTCATTTTGTTAAACGCCTGTAAGCCTTGCGTTGTAAAAATTGTAGCAAGAGCATTGTTTTTTTGCTCCGCTGTCATGCCCTGCAAAGAGCCATTAAGTTCGTCTACGAGATCGTTAAAATCCTTTGCTTCGCCGTTGGCTTCGTAGGCTGATACGCCTAACTGGTTTAATGCTTTTGATGCGTCGTCAGTCGGAGTATATAAATCCGCCATTGCTCTGTTTAACGCTGTAGATGCCTCAGAGCCTGTTACGTTCTGCTCTGCCAAGCGGAGCAAGGAAAGCGTGACACTGTCCGCCGCCTGACCATAGTTTTTCGCCGTGGCGGCAGAACCGGAAAAAGCCTCTCCAAGGCCTCTTACATTCGTATTGGCAAGAGTAGCACCTTTTGCCATTAAATCGGCATAGTAAGATGCGTTACTCATTGAGTCGCCAAAGCCTTTTACAGCTCCGGCGGTATATGATGCCGATTCTTCCAGACTCATGGCACCGGCAGAGGCAAGGTTAAGCACTGTCCCGATGCCGCTAATCTGCTCATCCGCCGACAAGCCGGCTTGGGCAAGAATGTTCATGCCTTCGGCCGCTTCCGTTGCGGTGTACTTTGTTGTGCGCCCCATTTCCTCGGCCTTGGCTTTGACGTTTTCTATTTTGTCTACGGTTGTTCCCATAGTAGCTGCTACCTGAGACATCGCGGTATCAAAATTCATTCCGGAATCTATTGACGTTTTTGTAAATGCAGCGGCGGCGGCAGAACCAGCCGCCATGGCTGTTTTAGCCACCTTCCCGACTGTTTTAAATGCCCCGCCGATTTTTGATGTGGACGAGCTGGCGTTACCTTCTGCGTCTTTCAGCCCCTGCTTATATGCGGTGTCTTTGATTGCCAAAGTGACAAACAATTCCATCACATTCAATCACTCATCACCACCAATCCGGCTTTTTTAATGACGTCTGCAGCTATTTCTTCGCCAGTCCTTTTTGCTGTTTGTTTTTTATTATTATCAATCAAATCAACAAACGATACATAGAGATATTTCCCGCCAAACGCCTGCGAAATACTTTCGGTTACATATTTCAGCCCGTCAGCCATATATCGTTTGTAAATTAATTCCTCTGTGTCGTCCAAAATCTTAGCCTTGACGTACAGTAAGAATCCCTTTACGCTTCTTCCTCTGTATTCTCCTGCGCATCGCCAGAGGGTTCTTCTGTTGCGCCTGTTGGCGCTGAGAAAAAAAGCTGACGTACCTCCGGCTCATTGACGAGGTCAACCATACCCTTGATAACATCCATTAATTTGTGCTTTTTCTTATACTCCTCAACTGTCTGTAATTCAAACGCCGCCAGAATCCCGATCACATCATCTTTGTGCGTTTTCAACAGTCTAGGGGCTGTTTTAGCACCCCTAGCAAAGACTTTGATGTATTTCTCACCTTCCCGCGGCACAAGTTCCTGGCACAGCTTAAGCGCGTCATCATCGTCTGCAATGTTTCCGATATGTTCAAGGGAATTCGCAATGGCTTCCAATCCCTGTTCTGCTGTTAAATCCGATAATCTCATGCTTTACCTCCTACGCCGCTTCGCCTGTTTTGATATAAACCTCGTAAGGTACTGTCTCTGCGTTCTTAATGCTGTAATGTCCTGTGTATTCGAAATCAAAATTTCCTTTGGATTTATCATCTGATTTAATCTTAAATCCGCCCGTTGAGAGTGCATTCATAATTTTGATTGCGATAAATCCGGCGGAATCCCCGGAATTTTCGTCCGAATAGTCGCCAATCCACCAAATATCCTTAAAATCTTCTGCCTTTAAATCTGCCCTTGGTGTTACTTTGTTTCCCGCTACGTCTGCCGCCGCCATAAAACTTTTAGCCTGTGCGGTATCCATTGTAACGGCTGTGCCTGATAATTTTACTTCGATAGATTCGATTTCCTTGAGTTCCATCGTGTTTTTAGGCACATTATCAATGTCTTCCCCGAAATCCGTAAAGGATGGCTCCGCGCTAAAGCTACAACCGCCGCTGGTTGCCATGAGGATGTTAGTTGCTGTTATGGCACCTGTTTCCGGCTCAAAAGCTGATACAATAATACCGGCGTTAATCTGTATTTTTTTGAAAAGGTCAGAAGGTACCTGCGTATACTTCATTTGCTCACCTCATTAAATAGTTATAAATTGCATAGTTATTACTGTGTATCTGCGTACTATTGACGAGTCAGCTTCATCGACTAAAGGAGTCCAAGGCTGGTCTTGCGACAGAAAAATGATTCCATCATCGCACTTGACCGTGGTTCCTCCTTGCAATCTGTCACTGATTTCTTTCGCCTTTTTATTTGGGACTGCCTCAGATTCTGTGTGGTACCAGACATTTACGACGCTAGCGGCGGCCGCACCTGTCCACCAATTTGCTATAATTGGTTCGTATGTGATAAAAGGAAATGCGGTATCTTCCGGCACCCTGTTAGACGGATATGCAGTTATGCCGAAAGACGACCAAAATTGATACAGTGCCGCTGTTGGAGTCATGACGTTAACTCCCACTTCTCCGCCATGACCTGTGCTATGTCTAAATTAGACGACGCAGGGGTTTCTTTTTCTCCTGCATTTGATGTAACTCTAAAAATTTTTCCGTCTTTTGTTTTTAATACATCATGATAGCTCAGCTTTACTGTTTTAGCTGTAGTAATTGTATATGTTGCTGTTACACCCTCTTTTTCCGCCACTCTGGCAGACATGGAGGTGTCACGGACTATTGCCGCCTGTATTTTAGCGCCCTCGACCCACTCGGTGATAAATCCACCCTCGCCGTCAGAAGTACGCTTTTTATCCATGAGTATGCAATCTTGTAAAAATTCATTAATTAAACTCATGCCATTTTCCTCCATGGGTTCAGGCGTGCCCTAAAGGCATCTTGCCACGTGTAGGTCTCGCCTTTACTGTTTGTTGCCCTGCTGTACGAATATCCGCCAAACGATTCCGACTGATACGCTCCTAAATTGCCGTTTTTCGCCTGCCACTCGCTGATTTCGTCCACCAGTGACAAAAACGGTTTGGGGATAGCCAGCGGAACAACTACGCCGTTAAAAGTCTCCTCCTGTAACGGAGCAGTATTGCCTTTGTGGTACTGATAAACCCCGTCATTAAAGATAGAGCCGCTTACTAAATAGTACTGCCCATCTTGTAGCGGGAGGCGAATCGCGGTAGTAGAATAACGCAGGTCTTTAGTATCTTCTGTCACGCCTACATCAAAATTAAGCGTGTCAAAAATCCAATCTCCGATTGTTATTTCTCCCGTGATTGCCGCCCCTTTGACCGGGAAGAAATTGTGAATGTGATTCATGATTTCATAAAGCACTCAATCATCCCCTTTTATTTTCCGTTCGAACTTACTTCCGAAACGGCACTTGATACTTCTGGGATAGTTTCTGTGGTTCCGACAGTAACTACGCAAACACCGTCAAGGTATTCTGCCCACAGCTTCATTCCCATGATGGCGTATGTTTCGCCTGTGGCGTTTGTATAGTTGCCGCCTGCGTGGAATCCAATCAGATTTGTTTCGCCAGATGTTGTGTAGTCCAGGCCAAGTTTTTTAAAATCACTATCGCCGGGATCAATATAATACAAGTCAATATTTTCTACAGGTGTTGCAATAACAGTTTTTGCCGGGATGTAGGCGTCAGGGAGGAGGAACAGTGTAGAGAAACCAAAGAAGTCTTTGATATACTGCAATCCAAACATTGTCTGCACAGTAATCTCTTTATCACCTAACCAGTCGTAAAAATCCATTACATTTGCAAATCCTACGACTTCGGTTACATTTCTGTTCATGCCTGCGAATTTGTTGAGTACAGCACCTTTTGCGATCGCAAGTGCTTTCTGCCATTTCTTCTGCGTACCTTTTAATGTTCCCGTTTTTAAAAATGTGTAAAAATCTTTTAAAACCTTGTTCTGCAGCTCAACCATAAAGGCATCATCTGTCTTTTCGATTGCGACCGTTGCGCCCCATTTTGCCACAGACTCAAGAGTTAAAGATTTAGCGTATTTTTCTACAACAATATCTTCTTTCTTGCTTTCCACAACTTTAAACTGTGTAAAAGGGATTGCCTCACCCTCACCTACGCTTGCGCCGCCCTGTAAAGCTTCATCTTTCATCTGCGCTTCGTAGGTTACTAAGCTGGTGCCCGGCTCTTTTCTGATAGGTTTAAAGATTCCCAAGATAGTTCTCAGCGCATCCCAGTTTTTTTCAAATTGTGTTACAAAATCAATTTCTCTCGCTTTGAGAGCGCTATCTGTATTTAATACAGTGCTAGTGGTTACTCCTGCCATTGTCTACTCCTTTCAAAAACCAAAAAGTTCGTGATTTTCCGCAATCGCTTTCTGACGTTCGCCCGCATCTTTAATTTCCATGATTTCTTTCTTGGTCATTTTCCCCGGTTCTCCTCCCGGTGGATTTGATACGTTAGCGCCTTGAGTCGTTTCGGTTGTAATATAATCGGCATACGATTCTTTGATGCCTTTTTCTACCTCTGTTGCGTTCTCAAATTTCCCGTCAGTTCCGATTTTTAAATTATCAATAGTTTCTTTTGACGCTTTTAATGCAAGGCCAATTACTTTACTGGACACGCCGGAATTTTCAAGCATCTTTTTGTATGCGGCTTCTTTCGCATCGTACGATGCCTTCTTGTCCTGCTCGGCTTTGTAGCTCTCAAAACCTGCGTGTTCTTTCTCATACTTGCCTTTCCAGTCGTCCTTTTCATAGTCCTTCAATTTCTTCTGGAGGTCTGGGACTTTCTCTGCGTCCTCTTTGTATTTACTAATCTCGTTCTTGAGACCCGTAACGGTTGCAGAGTGTTCTTCGATAATCGCGGAAACCTGCTCGTCTGTAAGTGTCATGCTTTTTAAAAAAGCTCTTGTTAATGCCATTTGATTACTCCTTTTCTTTGAGGGATTTCTTTCCCTAAATGACTTTATATGTAAATCGCAGTACTTCGCGATTACTTTCTAAATGTTTTTGCGGCTTTGAGGGATTTTGCTCCAAATTTGCCGTCGATTTTTAATTTGCATTTCGACTGAAAAATGTCTACTGCATCTTCTGTCTTTTCTCCATATTTGCCGTCAGTTTCTAATTTTGAGCCGATAGCCCAGTTTAAAAACTTCTGCAATTTCTCAATTTCTTCCCTTGTGTTTTTTAATACCGTGATGCCGTCTAAAAACGCATAGTAGCCGCGTGGCGGCAATTTAGGAAATTTCCCGGTGTATTTAACCTTTTTTGTTGTTTCTTCCTTCTGCACCGTCGCCGGGAAGTCGTGATACAAAATATTTAAATCAAACTTGCCGCCGTTGCCGGTTGAAGCCTTGGCTGGAAACACGCCAGAGCTAGTATATTGCCACGCCATAAGGTCGGCTACGTTTGTAGGCTTATAAGATTTGTTTGGTGTCGCTTTAAATGCCATGCGGTTATAGCCTTTGTAATAACGTGCAATCCACCAGTTTTTACACTTGACCTTGTTTTTATCAATATGCTCCGAAAAATACGACATCCCGGTGTAAACACCAAATTTATAGCCTCTTGACTCAACGACAGTCTGTGCCGCATTGATAATCTCGGCAATCTTTACTTTGCTTAGCCCTGCCTGCACTTTGTCTTCAATGTCAAACCAAACGCCGTATTTAAAATGCTTCTTACTAATCTTGTCGAGGATGTCGCATACAAGTTCCATGTCTGACTTAGCTTTTGCCACTGTAGTAGCGTATGTGTAGTTATACACGCCCCATGGGATACCTAATTTCTCACACTTTTTATAGTTCTCCTCAAATTTTTTATCTTTGCCTAAATCCTTGCGGATAATCTTAATGATCGCACCATCGCAACCGTATTTCTTTACTTTCTTCCAGTCAATCGTGCCGTTGTATGTAGATACATCAATAATTTTTCTCTGTGTCATTTTCTCACCCTTTCCATCTCAGCACATATAAGATTTTCTGGTTGCTGTTAATAATCCTATGTATCTTTTTGTATGTTCCACCTGCTTTTTTAGTATTTGTACTAGCCTTTCCAGCATCCCACCAGACCATTTTATTGCTCTCGTTTATTCCTGCAAAAATGTTAGTATGTAGGCGGTAAAAGCAAATGTCTCCCGGTTTTAATTTGTTTTTATAATCCCGGGGTAATTTATTTACTTTTATCAATCTATATCGTTTTGATATAGCTGCTTTTGTTCCTGTGCCCTTATAGACAACTGTTCCGTTCTTGTTGCAATAAAACAGTTGTCCCGGTTTAAGGATGCCTAGTTGCTGTAGGCAATAGCATACATACGATGCACAATTACTTACCTTTTTCTTCTTTGCGCCTGCCCAGCTATTCGCCACGTTTTGAGAGTATTTAAATTTTTTATCAACAAAATACTCCGCCGTTTCCTTTGCCTTGACGAGCAAAGACAATCTGTCCATTATTCCATCGCTCCTTTTAATTCATCTGCAATGATTGCTGTGTATTCTTTCGCGTAATTTGCCGCCGCCGGTTTTAAATACGGCTGCGCCCTCTGACCGTTTGTGATGTGCCATTGTCCCTTATCGTCCTGATAAGTCCACGGGGTCTTTCTTCCTCCCTTGTAATACACGCCAGTTCCCAGTTCCACATAGGCGGCGTATTCTTCGTTGCTGCCTATTGTTTCCGTGAGATTTTCCAAGTCGGTCCGATGCGTAATGCTGTTTCTTAATGCGCCCGTATCGACCGGGCAAAGGTCTTTTGCGTGCCCTTCTGCGGCGGCTCCTGCCTGTTCTAATGCCCTTGCAAGTGCCATGGTGGTTTTAAGTATTACTTCGTCCACGTGACTCACAACATCAATATCCGCCATTATATTCGCCCCCTTTGCGTTGCTAACCATTCGTAATAGGTCATGTCTTCTACAACTTCGTTTCTGCCTGTTTCCAAATTCTTAACGCGTATCATTCGTGGTTGTGCCAGTTCGGCGGGCAGCGCAGTTCGTTGCGTGCATCGACAGTTATAAACCTCCGCCGGGATTCCGCTTGGGTCTCCCGGATACATAAGACCGTTTGAGTAAGCCATGTTAAACGGTACTTCCTCGCCGTCTAACGCTCTGTGACTATCTCGTGTCCTCAAATCTTTTGTCGCTGTCCAATGCTTAACTACATCAATCCCCATCTGGTAGGCTTCCTCGTATGCCGCCTGCCTGCCTCCATTCTGCGCTCCTGTGAATGCTGTGCGGGCGTTTCTAATCGCGGCAGTATGGTTCATACCTGTAACGTCTCGGAATCGCCCTGCGAGCTTTTTTATGCTGTCGCCCTGTAAAATTCCTTGCAGTAGTGCATTTTGCAATTTCTTCTTGTTCCAGTGCACATCCTTGCTTTTTAGTACCCTGCGCGGTGGAAGAATCTTCTGCTTTTTGACCGTCAGCCGTTTAACTGTGTGTTCATCAACTAGGTTAAAAGCAATATCTCCAATCTCTTTTATCTGTTTATCAGGTACAAGGGATTTAATCATATATGCCTCAAAGTTATGATTAATGGCAATCACAAGAGGGGTCTTCTCATTGATGTATGCCGCGGCAATCTGGTTTGACTCTGTCAGCCGCCGCGCCATGTCTTCACGGAGTGCCTCCCACCTCTGCCCTCTGCCATACTGATTCATTAGCCATGCTTCAAACTCTTTTTTGCTGTACTTTCCTGCCTGGTATGCCGCATATTCCTTAGCGTACCGTCTAGAAAACTGTTTAAAATAGTTTCTTGCTTTGCCGTCAAGCTCTTTTTCGGCCTGTTTATATACGTCTGTTAACCGCTTTTCTAGCTTTTGCAGTTCCTGCTCTGTCCACTTGTCGGATGGATACATAACTACTCATCCCCTTCTGGGTTATCTTCCGGCGCATCTGGTGCAATCGGTTCTGTGTAGCGGCTATATGATTCTTCGTCCAGCTTTGCCAAAATGTCCGGTACTTCCTCCGGTGCGATAAACGGTAATTTTTTCAGAATGGTTTCTTCATCAAGATAATTTGCCGCCTCGAGAATCATGTCTGTACGCTCTTTTTCGTTGCTGATTCTGTTCCGCTTAAATTGTGGTTCGTCATCAATCCCTGCAAGCTCCAGAATCTTCTCGATCGCATCGCCTACAAAGTACTCAAAATCATCTGCATTGTCATCTAGCGGCTGGTATGCCGCGTCGATATGATCGTTTGTTGCCCCGGCGGCTATGGCGTGTACATCCAACGCACCGAAGTCCTCATAAATTTCTGACCGCATCTGCGTGAGAAACTCTTTTCTAGCCGTATACGGTGGCTCTTGTGTGTATGCCTGTACCTGCCCCTCCTCAGCCTTTGCGATGTGCTGAAACTTGAGCCGGTCCCTAAACTCTGCCAGCTCGTCATCCGTCATACCGTCAGCGTTGGAAATGAGCCAATACATCTGTGCACAGTCGTCTAGATCATTAGCAAAACCACTTTGCACTGCATCGTAGGCATCAATCTTTGACTGCATTCCCCTCAGGGTGCTTATATGCCTTTTATTACCAAACATCGGCACAATAGGGAGACTACTATAATTTTCTTCCCCGATGATTTCGGGTTCCAAATTATTAGCAACCTCAACTCTTTGCCTGTATGCTCGTTTAGGAGCGGTCTCTTTTAATTCTCCAAATTTGCTTTTTGCGCTGTAGGTTGTGTAGCCGTCTACTTCGTACAGCACAACCTTAAATGGTTTCTGCTCGTCCAGTTGCCAGAATCTTATGCCCGCCATCAACGCCCCTGTGTCCTCGTCCCACATCGGGGCGAACTGCGTAAGGGGAAATTCGTGCACGTGGTCTACATTCCAAAAAAGGAAAGATTGACCGTGAATTAATGCGTTGTAAGCCGCCTCTTTAATCCGTCTGTCGAATTGTTTGCCTAGTTTATCTTTGACACCCATGTCATTAAAAAAGACACCGTTTCCCAGGCTGTACGAACAGCGCTGTGTATTTAATTTGTGAAAGAAATTAGAGCATATCTGTGCGTTAGACGAAAAATTATCTATCTTTTTCTGACCCAACAAAGTGTAATAGACGCGCTGAAACTGTAAAATAGTTTCATTTTCCTGTGCGTCATACTTGTCCGCTTTTAACGCCTCTTTGTATGCTCCTGTACTCTCGTGGAATTTTATAAACTGATTTATAAATTGCCCTTTATCTTTTGCGGCAACAAAATCTTGATATGATAGATACATTGTTATCACCCTAGAATTGATTTGTATTGTCTTGTTCGGCTGTGCTTGACGAGTTTTAATGTTTTTACAAGATACCTGATAGCATCCATTGCGTGGTCTGACTGTTTTATAACTGCGTCCCTGCCTTTGTCAGCCGCTGTTGGGTCCCATGCATAGATGCCAAATTCCTCGATTGTGTGCGTGCAAGACGGGTCAAACGATAATTTGTCTTGTGTCAACATTGTTTCAACGTCTGCTATCCCGTCGTTAACAGTGTTATCCGCCTTTTTGACCTTATGTCCTCTACTGCGTAGTTCCACGATGAGGGCGGCGGCAGATGGGTCAACAATCACTAAATCGTCTTTCTGTCCGTTTAGCGTGTCCTCTAGTCCTTTTACTAGCTCACTGACTGGCTTCATTCGGTTGTTTTCTCTGCCAGAATAATAGTATTCTTTTATGCAGTGCCAGTTGCCTGTATCTACTCGTTTCTGCCAGACGAGAAAGACGGTAGCGTTTTGCATACCAAAATCGGAGCTAACAATTATCTCTCCGCTGGTCTCTGCTTTGCAGACGTGTCTTGCCTCCGAAAACATATCGTACACAAGTCCTTCTGCCACTGCCCACTTGCCCAGTATGTAGCGTTGATACCTGTGTGTCCCGGAGTACTCTTTTATTAACTCGTCTACTACCGCCGGAGGTAGGCAGCCATCGTGTATGTTGTACGCCTGCTGGAATATATCTGCATCGGAATCCAGAAAGCCCTTAAACCAATGTTTCGGCCCCGCCGGGTTGCACGTCCCATCAAAATGACTGTGTGACGTTCTGAGACGAGATTTTAACATCTCGAAAACTTCTTGGTTCCACGTCGTCACCTCATCGCCATAGGCGTACTCGATTGTTGCCCCCTGTATCCTTGCAACGTGTTTCTTATTGTCGGCACCTAGTGCATATACTTTTTTGCCAAATAGCTGTACTGTGTTGTCACTGTGTATCTCGCCAACTAGCTCTTCTCCCCAAATCTCTCGCATGGGGTCAAGTATGTTACGTTGTAGCGTGCCTCTGGTGTTTCCCAACATCACAGCCAGCCCTAATCCTTTTAGGTGTGTCAGGCGTTGAGGAATTACGACTGCGTAATCCACAAAGGATTTCCCGGAGCCTGTTGCTCCGGTCTTTACGTTCCAACGATGATTACAGCCTTGCAGGTATTCTGCCTGCTTGCTAATCAATGGCACTATCGACACCCCCAAGGATTTCAATAGCTTTCGCCAGTGCTTTGTCACTTGCACTCTCTGACTGCGGCTTATCACGCCATTGTTCTGGTTTTCTGTTCTTCAACCAAAATATCTGTGCTGTTGTGTCCGGCGCAACGTGCTTCTTTGTTACTTTTCGCTCCGTCATTACTCCGCCTTCGTACTTTTCGCTCGTCTCCTCGTAGCTGTACCCTAACGCCCGTTGTAACAGGCTTTTTTCCACTTGCCTGTCCACAACATCTTTTCCCTTTTTTAAGGTATCGGCTAAAATTGGAAATTTTTTCTTCCATGTATACAAGGTATCTGGGTTAATGCCGATGTTTGCCGCAATCTCTTTGTCTGTGCATCCATCTCGCGCCCATCCCTCTAGCTTAAGTAACCCTTCTTGGGTCAGCCACTCCTGGTATTTACTTATCCCATTTTGGGGTCACCTCCTAAATACAACCATAACCCCGTAATGAATTGTTTACGGGGTTATATGAAAGGAAAGAAAATATGAAAAAAATCGTTTACACCAGTTGCATAGCGCAACTAGATACAAGTATAAGGAATTGCACCTTAACAGCCGCCGGGGTAAGACTAATAAGCGGCTGGTCCCTAAACACTTGTAGACCCGCAACCTGTATGGAACGCAAGGCACCGTGGGATAGGTGTCTTGCGTACTCTCTTTTACGCGGGTGAGAGTTTACACTTTTACCACAAAAAGATAGAGGAGGTTATGTCTCACAAAAAGTTACCAGTACTCGTCCGTACAAGTGTATTGTACGACATTTTTTAAGCCGTGTTAGACAAACATAAAAAAGAGAGGGAGGGAATTCTCCCCCTCTAATATCCTGCATATTTCCCAGCCAAATTGGCGAAAGCACTAAGCCATCTGCGTATAGTCATTTCTGCATATCCGAGCTTATCCGCCGCCCCCGCTATCGTGTATCTATCCTCGAAATACACCAGCTGTACAGCTTTCATTCTGTCCTCGCCATTGTCCATGCTCTCGGTCTGTTTTATCGCCTTGTTAATAGCGTACATCCATAAGGCTGACTGAGCTGTATTTTCTGCGATCAGTTTGTCTGGGTATTTTTTTACTTGCTTTACTGCGTGCCCATACCAGTCGTGTTTAGGATTACTCATTTTCTTTCCTCCTGTTTAAAAATATGTGAGCGTATCCGCGGCGTTGCTTGCCATCAACTCGACTCGTTTCAAATATCTTAATTGATTCTGGATGTATGTATCGGAATCTTTGCCTCCCATTGACCTCCAGTCAGATATTCGCTTATCTACATCCTGAAGAACATTAATCGGAATCATATCAAGATTGATATCTTCAAGGCTAAGCTGTTTCATATAGTTTTATCACTCCTTTATATATGCTCATGTGGTTCGACCGGTTCCCAGTGTTTTTCAGCTTCCTGCTCAACCAATCGGTTATACCGCTCCACAAATTCGTCCTCGCTTATTTCACCCTGCATAAATTTTTCTGATATGCTCACGTAGGTGTCTGTTTTTGTTGCGCTGCTGTCCATTTACGCCTCCGATCATGTATCAATTTCGCTCCAGTCAAATTTTCAGCCACATTCGCCGCAGTATTTATTTCTGCTTTCTGCATCCGCCGTTACCTGCATTCCACATAAAGGACATTCTGGACATTTTATATATTCTTTCATCGCCCTGTTCCCTTCATGAAATCATTCATCATCTTGTTTCGCCAAGATGTAAGGCTCCTTGTGTCTTCGCTCTCCCGGTACGGTTCCGGTAATGGCATCCATGCTGTTACAAAATAGCCTAAATATGCATATGTTTTGTCTACAAATGGAGCATAAAAGGCTCCTCCCTCTTCATCTGCTCTATAAATGCCCACAAGCGGTCCTTGTTTTTCATCCGCAAATGATAAAAGCACGCGCTGCCCATTATATGGTTGTTTTTCAACCGGTATCCATTTCTTACTCATTTGTTCCTCCCATTCGCTCACACAAAACTGTTTCCCCGCTATCCATTTTCACTTCAATAGCTAACGGTTTCCCTTTTAATTCTCCGTCAACAGTAATAAACGCAGCACCGACAATAGCAACGGGTTTTTGTGCTGCTTTCCATTCCGCTTTTTCTTCTACTTTCATTTTCTTTCCTTTCCCCTCCGGAATAAATCCGGAGGAATCAATGGCATATAGCTCCTCATGGAACCGTTAACGTGTTGCTGTAATGTGTATCTATCCTTAACCCCGGAGGGTGTCCAGCTTTAATATCTTACCCAGTCAAACGGCAATTTATTTACTAGCAGGCAAGCCGCGCCCTCCTTTCCTACCGCAAAAAGGCAATTTCGGCAATATTTATGCTCGTTGCAGTACTTCTTGAGTATTTTCGCCGCTTTTCTTGCTTCTGAGTCTCCTGTTTTTTTCATTACGCCACCTCCCTGATCGTGATGCCATACCGTTCAAGCATCAGCTTTCTCTTGATGATGTATTCCGGATTTTTTCTTGTGCGCGGGGATTTTACGTCCTCAACAACAATCTTTCCCTCTTTGTCTGTGTAGCGGAAATCTGCTGTATATGATACGGGGCGTTCTGTAGTGCCATCCTCTCGTTTCTGGCTGCCTATAAGGATGTATCTAGCCTGTCGCTCTAATCCTGTAATTTTCCCCGCTTGTTGCATCGCCGCAAGCTCTAAATAACGATGCATTTCTCTCTTGCTGTCAAACTTCCCATCTTTCGTAAAAATCTTTTTATTTCTAAACTTATTCACAGATAATTCCTCCCAAATGTTTTGATAAATTCTTCCCTCGTTCCGTTGTTCTCCTCCCAGTACTTCTGCGCCAGCTCCTTGAGGTACCTGTCTAGTGGTCCGTTGGGATTGCGATGCACTGCCTCGCCGCCGTTGGTATGGTGATTTAAACATAAATAAACTGTAAAACCATACTTTTCGGCTTGTTTTCTGTTGCTGCTGCCATATAAGACGTGATGCCTATGTAAATTTTGGGTTGTTTTGCAGAAAAAACACTCTTTTTTAGTTTGTAGTACGCTATTCATCGCTAGAATCCTCGCTTGTGAAATGATATTCCATTAAATCAGCAATCATTAGGTATTCTTTTGCGATTTTCCCACTTCGCGTTTCTTTTACCTGTTTTCTGAATGCTTCCAAATCTCCATGGAAGCATCCGCAGTTAACCATTATTTTTTTATTTTTATCTCTGTAAAAAGTTGTGCATCGGAATTCTGTCCCGAATCCCTTTACTAATGCATAATCTGCATTGCCGAAAACCTTTGCATTGTCGGACACCTTTGCATCGCCGGAAACCTTTGCATTGCCGTGCACCTCTGCATTGCCGAAAACCTTTGCATTGCCGTGCACCCATGCATCGCCGTAAACCTTTGCATTGCCGTGCACCCATGCATCGCCGTAAACCCATGCATTGCCGTACACCCATGCATCGCCGTAAACCCATGCATTGCCGGAAACCCATGCATTGCCGTACACCTTTGCATCGCCGAAAACCTTTGCATCGCCGTAAACCCTTGCGTCGCCGGAAACCCATGCATTGCCGTACACCTTTGCATCGCCG